GGATGTGGTTTCAAGAAGTACATGATAGAATATTACCAGACAGTTATGGCAAAGCACCTTTAGATAAAACTCCTTGGCTACCATTGCGTTTTGTAACTGTAGACGGAGAAGATTACGGACGTTCTAGAGTAGAAGAGTTCCTCGGGGATTTAAAATCTTTGGAGGCACTAATGCAAGCTCTTGTCGAGGGCAGTGCAGCTGCAGCTAAAGTAATATTTACGGTATCTCCTTCTTCAGTAACTAAACCAAGTTCACTAGCAAACGCTGGTAATGGTGCTATTATACAAGGACGTCCAGATGATGTGGGAGTTGTACAGGTAGGTAAAACTGCTGACTTTCAAACCTCATTCCAATTAGTCAATGTTTTAGAAAGACGTTTGGCAGAGGCTTTTCTTGTTTTAAATGTAAGGCAGTCAGAAAGAACTACAGCCGAAGAAGTCAGAATGACCCAGATGGAGTTAGAACGTCAGCTTGGCGGACTCTTCAGCTTGCTAACAACTGAGTTTCTAATACCCTACCTAAAACGTAAGATGCACATGTTAACTAAATCCAAAGAAATACCTAGTATCCCTAGTGGTTTAGTTAAACCTACTATAGTAGCTGGTATAAACGCTTTAGGAAGAGGACAGGATAGAGAATCATTAATAACATTTATAACTACTATTGCTCAGACAATGGGCCCTCAAGCATTGCAACAGTTTGTTAATGCTGACGAAGCTATCAAACGTCTTGCTGCTGCTCAGGGTATAGACATACTTAACTTAGTTAAGAGTATGGATGAACGACAAGCAGAACAAGAACAAGCTATGCAAGCACAGCAAATGCAATCTTTAACAGATCAAGCTGGTAAACTTGCTGGAACTCCTTTAATGGATCCTAGTAAAAACCCTGAAATTATAGACGCACTTAACGGTGCTGCAACCGCTCAACAACCACCACAGTAACTATGGCTGAAACATTCACCTATGACCCTTCAAATGACCCAGAAGCTATCGCAGCTGCTGAGGCTAGAGATGCAGAATCTTTAAAAGTTGGTGAGGATCTTGTTGAAAAACAGGAGAACCTACTAGCTGGTAAATATAAAAACCCTGAAGAGTTAGAAAAAGCATACCTTGAGCTACAGAAAAAACAAGGAACACAACCTGAGTCTGAACCTCAATCCGAGGAGGCACCTAACTACGAAGATAGGATGTACACAGAGGAAGGTGGTGTCAACTATGACACAGCTAATGAACTGTATGGTGATAATTTAGGAGAGCTTTTCAAAGCAAATGAGATTGACCCGTTTGAGATGAATAAACATTTTGCTGAAAATAATGGCACACTATCGGAAGATATGTACGATCAATTAGAATCAGCAGGATTAAATAGAACTTTAGTCGATTCCTATTTAGAGGGATTACGCACTCAGATGGGAGGAGAGCCACAACAGGTTTTATCTGAATCAGATGTTGAAGACATAAAAGCCATATCAGGTGGTGACAAAGCCTATGACAGTTTAATGGAGTGGGCTGGTTCAAAGTTGTCTAAACAAGATGCAAAAGACTATGATGATGTCTTAGCTACAGGTAATAAAACAGCAATCACATTCGCAGTAAAAGCACTTATGGCTCAATACGAAAATGCAAATGGGCGTGACCCCAAGTTAGTCACAGGCAAACAGTCTGCTCCTGAACGATACAGGAGTATGGCTGAGGTAACTAGGGATATGGCTAAACCCGAATACCGCACAGACGAGGCATACAGAGATGATGTCCTCAGAAAACTAGCCGCTTCAAATCTAAACGTATAGGAGTTGATCCCATGAAAATGCCAAAGAAAAAAATGATGAAAGGTGGAAAGAAAGGTAAGGGGGGTAAGAAGTATTAATGCCATACTCTAGCTATTCACCAAAGCAAAAGAAGTTAGCTGGCCTAGCTGGTAACAAAAAGAAAATAGATCGGGCTGACCTGATCGCATTACGGACTAAGAAAGGTGGCAAAAAGAAAGGGCGTAAGCCTGTCTCTCGGAAGAGGGGAAAAGTCGCGTAAAGGCGGCCTAACAGCCAAAGGTAGAGCCAAGTACAACCGTGCCACAGGCTCTAACCTAAAGGCTCCACAGCCAGGGGGAGGTGCTAGGAAGCGTTCTTTCTGTGCTAGAATGAAGGGTGTAAAAGGCCCTATGAAAAAACCAAACGGTAAGCCAACCCGTAAAGCGTTGGCACTACGTAGATGGAAATGCTAATGGCTAAACTAAACGGAAACGGAAAAAGAAAAGTTAACTCAGTTAACCAACAAGTCGCTACAGACTTTTTTGGGGTTCCCAAGAATATTAGAGATGCTAACAAAAGATTATCTAAGCCAGGGCCTCATAGTGTTAAAGACAAAACAGATGTTTTAAAGTTTTATAGGAATAAAAAAGGTAAAGCATAATAACACACATGGCCTATAAAAAAAGAAAGAAAAAAGGAAACAGCAAATGCGGCTGCAAACACGGAGGTAAATAATGGGTAAACTATGTGCTAGAGGTAAGGCCGCAGCTAAACGTAAGTTTAAGGTCTACCCATCTGCATACGCTAACGGCTATGCCGTACAGGTATGTAAAGGTAAGATCAAAGGTGGTGACGGTAAACGTAAAACTGCCAAAGGTTACTCTAAAAAGAAAAAAAGGTAATGGCTAAATTAACACCCAGACAGGAAGCCACTCTAAAAAAACATCAGAAACATCACACTGCTAAACACATGGCTATGATGAAGAAGATGATGAGAAGCGGATCTACTTTTACAGCTGCACATAAGGCAGCTATGAAGAAAGTAGGAAAATGAGTCTTAAGAGATGGTTTAAGGAGAAGTGGGTAGACGTTAAGACTGGTAAGCCATGTGGAAGACAGAAAGGCGAAACCCGTAAAGGCTACCCTGCCTGTAGACCATCAAGGCGAGTCTCGTCTAAAACCCCTAAGACCTCCTCGGAGATGTCTAGTAAAGAACGTACTAGATTTCGTAAATCCAAGACAAGTTCAAAACGAATTAACTACAACCATAAACGAAGAAAGAGATGACACATCACAACCATGAAGGTGACAGATGGCATGTAGCAGAGGAGGTAAATGGCCGACTCGCAATGCTAGGTATAGTGGCGGCCATAGGTGCCTACGCTCTCACAGGGCAGATCATACCAGGAATTTGGTAACATTCCTTACAACAGTTACTAACTTTTTTATAATGTTTGGTGTGATGAGACATTGGAACCCACGTCCGTTCATCCCCAGTGGGGACGCATGCGATCAGATCATGGAACGGGGGTCTGATACTGAGGTTAGTTATGTCTCCAGTAGAATTGCAAGCTCGAGTTAAAGAGCAAAAAAATTTCAAAAGGCTAATGTTACTTAAGTATCGTGGCATAGAATACACATCAAAAAGGTAAATGGCATACAGGGAGGTTCGAGTCCTCCCCTACCTATTGGCTTCTGGCCCCTACGGGGATACCCATAAGCCGTCTAGACGGTGGGATAGACCACAAAAACATAGTGAGTCGCATAAGACTTGCAACTTTTCACGTGATAAGACGATAATTTATACCTAAAATTTTTTTAGAAAAATGGCACAACAATCATCAAATGATCCAGCTTCACAATTAAATCTGGGTCGCATTAATGGTGCTGGTAACGCCACTAACAATAGGGATTTATACCTAAAATTGTTCAGTGGAGAAATGTTTACTGGCTTCCAAAGAGAAACAATCGCTAGAGATTTAGTTCAAAAAAGAACACTCACAAACGGTAAGAGTTTACAGTTCATCTACACTGGACGCACAACAGCCGAGTATCATACTCCAGGAAATTCCATCCTAGGTAATGACCAGAAGGCACCTCCAGTAGCTGAGAAAACAATTACAGTCGATGATCTCCTTATTTCCAGTGCGTTCGTATATGAGCTAGATGAAACACTCTCACATTACGAATTGAGGGGAGAGATTTCCAGAAAGATTGGATATGCTCTTGCTCAAAAGTATGATAGACTAATTTTTAGAGCTATCGCTAAAGGTGCTAGACAGGCTTCTCCAGTTAGTATGGCTAACTTTAAAGAGCCAGGTGGTACTCAAATTCAAGTTGGTGGCGGATCTGACGCAGACGACGCTTACAACTCAACTCACCTAATCAATGCGTTCTACGACGCAGCTGCAGCTCTTGACGAAAAAGGAGTCAGTGAGGACGGTAGAGTGGCTGTATTGACACCTCGCCAATACTACGCTTTGATACAGAACATTGAATCAAATGGTCTAATCAACCGTAACGAAAGAGGCGACGCATTGCAGTCTGGTAACGGCATCATCGAGATAGCTGGTATCCAGATCTTCAAGTCTATGAATATCCCATTCTTTAGTAAGTATGGTACTAAGTATGCTCCTGCTTCAGGTGCTAATGCTGGTACTGACCTTGCTACAGTAGATCCAGGAAATACTGGTTCATGGGTTTCAGAGGGTATTGAAGCAGCAAACACCGCAACAGCTAACAACTACGGTGCACGTCAGAACTACGGTGCTGCAACTAACTTTGCAAACTCATGTGGATTAATCTTCCAACGTGAGGCCGCTGGTGTAGTCGAGACAATCGGCCCACAGGTTCAAGTAACAAGTGGAGATGTGTCTGTTGTCTACCAAGGTGACGTGATATTGGGACGTATGGCTATGGGAGCAGATTTCTTAAATCCTGCTGCCTCAGTAGAATTGTTCGCAGGAACAACTACAAAGCCTGCAGCTTTCAACTAATACATTTTATACGGGGGCACACGCCCCCCTTTTCTTATGGCAGCAATAACATATGGTGTGTCCACCGAACTGGATGCAGTAAACGCAATTCTTATGAGTGTTGGAGAGTCACCCGTCAACACCCTCACAGTGCAGAGCCCAGATGTGGCTATTGCTCAGGCAACTCTTCGACAAGTCTGCCGTGAGATACAAACACAGGGCTGGGTGTATAATACAGAAAATGATTACCCTATTGATTTAGATGCTAACAACCACTGTGTTATCCCAAACAACATACTTCAACTAGACCTAAACCATTTTAGGCATGGTAATGATTTCGATGTTGTTAGAAGAAGTGACAACGGTATAATGAAAGTCTATGATAAGATAGGACATTCATTTGAATTTAAAAATGTCACAGGTGGTAAATTATATTTTGATGTAATCTGGATGCTAGATTTTGAAGATCTACCACAGGCATTTAAGGACTACATTACTACCAGAGCGTCGAGGATCGCCTCTAACCGCATGGTAAACAACCCACAGGCTGCTAAATTACTTGAGTCAGACGAGGCTCTTGCAAGGGCAGCAGCGTTGGAGTATGACACTTCACAGGCTGACTACAATATCTTCACAGATACTAAGTATCAGCACAACCCCAACAGCACCTATCGTCCATCGCAAGTTATTAGAAGAATGTAATGGCAAGTATTAACCAACGTATTCCTAACTTTCTCGGAGGAGTTTCACAACAGCCAGATAAAATAAAATTTCCTGGGCAGTTACGAGTATGTGACAATGCTGTGCCTGACATAACTTTTGGCCTAAAGAAACGTCCTCCTGCAGAATTTATAGGTAAACTAACAAACGCCAATACCACAGGTCATTGGTATGACATATTGAGAGACGGTGACGAGAAATATATTGTACAGATCACACCGTCCCTGACAGGATCTATGCCTATAAGAGTATGGGACATAGCAGACGGAACTGAAAAATCTCTGACA